CTTGCATTGTAACTATAGATAAAGATTTAGACAATAGTAAAGGTTATCACTATAATTATGTAACTAAGGAGATTAAATATGTTACGGAAGAAGAAGCTCAACTCAACTTTGCGCGACAGCTCTTATCTGGAGACACTACCGACTCAATACCTGGTCTCAAGGGTATTGGTAAGAGAACAGCAATTAAAAGATTGCCATTTTACATCAAGAGTTGGATGGACATTGTTATATCTGAATATAATAATCACGGTTGTTCTACAGAATATCTAACACAGATGGGTGTAGCTTTGCACATGCGTAGAAAGCCTAATGAGATATGGAGTTTAGATTATGATTATAAGGAGTTTGTATGACAAATCCTGTAACTAACTGGACAGATAGTAGGTATTGGAGTTTTATTCGTAGTGCTTTAAGAGAAGCCTCTAGGCGTTACCCGCCCAAGTTTAAAGTAGTGCAAGCAGCTAAGCGTAAGAAAACACATGGCAAGAATAGCAAACAGAAGTGGGAATATAAATGTGCTGAATGTAACAAGCATTTCCCAAACAAAGTTGTTATAGTAGATCATATAAAGCCTTTAGGTAAACTAAAAGATTATGAAGATTTACCAGAGTTTGTATCAAACCTATTCTGTGGTGCTGGCGGGTTGCAAGTGCTATGTAGGCCTTGTCACTATCTAAAAACTATGAAAGAACGTGGCATAAACCCTGTAGTAGCTCAGTTTAAGAAGTTAGATGCAAAAGGCCAGAAGACAGAGCTAATAAAGCTAGGCTTAGAAGTAGGAAGCAATGCCGTGAAACGTGTAAAGATTTTTGAGGAGAGTTTATAGATGAATTTAGATAACAAATTAGAATTTAAGGCTTGGCCTAAAATACCTCGTTTAAATAAAGAGAAAATAACAATAACAGAAAAAATGGATGGAACTAATTCTAGTATTATAATTAAAGAGGGAGAAATAGTAGGTATACAATCAAGAAAAAGATTTATATATCCAGAAGGATATAATAATTTAAATAATTGTGATAATGCTGGATTTGCAGGATGGGTTAGAGATAATGAAAAAGAGCTATTAGAACTTGGTGAAGGTCATCATTTTGGAGAATGGGTTGGGCCAAGTATTCAAAAAAATCCACACAACTTACCAATAAAAAGGTTTTATCTATTTAATACCCATAGGTGGGGAACTTATGGTGAGAGGTGTCCCTCTTGTTGTACAACAGTTAGAGAGTTGTATAATGGAGATAATACAAAAGAAGCAGTTACACAAGCTATGGAGAATTTACTAAATATAGGAGCTATGGAAGAGTATACACCAGAGGGTATAATTGTATTCAATCACTTAGCTAAAGCTTATTATAAACTAACTTATGAATGTAAAGATGGTAAATGGGATGTCTGAGAAATTTAATAGTGGCTATGGTGGGTATACATGTGATCAATGTCATATTTTATTATGGTCGGGTATCGGAGGATTAGAAGATAAGAGCAGAAGAAAGTATATATACAATGTAAAAGATAAAGATGTAATAACTGTTAATGAAAAGGCATTCTGCCTACCATGTGTTAAGGAATATGAAGCTTATGAAGCATCTTGTAATATCTGATACACAATGTAAACCAAATGAATCTTTTGATCATCTTAGATGGCTTGGTAAATATATTGTAGAAAAGAAACCTGATGTTATTATACATATAGGAGATCATTGGGATATGCCCTCTCTATCTGTGTATGACATTGGTAAGAAAGGTTTTGAAGGGAGGAAGTATATAGACGACATAGAGGCTGGTAATAGAGCTATGAATGAGCTTATGGCTCCTATAGAAGAGTATAATGCAAAAGCGTCTAGACAGCACAAACCTCGCTATAAGCCACGTTTAGTGTTTACACTGGGTAACCATGAAAATAGAATAGAACGTGCTATAGATAGTGATAGAAAGCTAGAGGGGTTGCTAAGCTACAACGACTTCAACTTAGCTGATTATGGCTGGAATGTAGTGCCATATTTAGAACCAATTATAATAGATGACATAGCTTATTGTCACTATTTCACTTCTGGTGTTATGGGTAGACCTGTATCTTCTGCAAGACTAATGCTTAATAAAAAACATATGTCTTGTGTTATGGGCCATGTTCAGGATCGAGATATAGCTTTCGCCAAGAGAGCTGATGGTACTAGCATGACTGGTATATTTGCTGGTATATTCTATCAGCATGATGAAGAGTATTTAAATGCACAAACTAATACAAGCTGGAGAGGAGTTTGGATGTTACATGATGTTAAAGAGGGTAGCTTTGACGAGATGCCAGTTAGTTTAAACTATTTGGAGAATAAATATGCCTGATCTAATAGACTTAGCTTTTGCTACATTTCTTACAACTGTATCTATTTTATTTTTTAGTTTTGCTTTAAGGCTATGTGTAGTTATGGCAAGTATAGAAGACTTAGCTCCTGTTATATTTCTTACAACTGTATCTATTTTATTTTTTAGTTTGTCTGCAAAGCTATGTGGAGTTATTTGAGGATGAAATATGCTAATAACTAAATGTGAAATCTGGAGTTTGTTAAATATCCTGCATGAGGTTAGAGATGGATCAGAGACAGATGATTTAAAAGATGATGCTGAAGAGTTGATAGATATGCTTGAAGCTATATTAGGGGAGGATAGAATGGAGCTTATTGGACGTAACGGTAATGATGGAGAATGCTATGTCTGAGACTTTACACAGAATAGATAAGAGACCAAGTGAGCTTATGAATGATAATGTAAATCACCCAGAGCATTACACTGAACACCCCTCAGGGGTGGAATGTATAGAGATAACAGAGCATATGAATTTCTGTCTAGGCAATGCTATAAAATATATATGGAGAGTTGGGTTGAAAGATAATGCAGAGGAAGATTTAAAGAAAGCTATATTTTATTTAAACAGAGAACTAAAAAGAATACAGGAAATTTAAATGGAGCAAACAAAAACACAAATGGGTAATTATGAATCCTATATCGCCCTATCACGCTATGCTAAATGGCTTCCAGATAAGGGTAGAAGAGAACAGTGGGAAGAAACTGTACACAGGTATATAGAGCATTTTAAAGCTGTAGTGCAAGATAGAATAACAGCTTTCGATGAACAACCAGAATGGGAGGAATTAGAACAAGCTATTATAAATTTAGAAGTTATGCCGAGTATGAGGGCGCTAATGACATCAGGTATAGCTTTAGAGAGAGATAATGTAGCTGGTTTTAATTGTGCTTATGTAGCTATTGATAATGTACGTTGCTTTGATGAGGTGATGTATATATTAATGTGTGGCACTGGTGTTGGGTTTAGCGTAGAGAGGCAGAGTATTAGTAAGCTACCTGAAGTAGCTGAAGAGATGTACACAACAGACACTGTAATCAAAGTGAGAGATAGTAAGATTGGTTGGGCTTCAGCTTTTAAAGAGCTGTTAAGTATGTTATATGCGGGAACCATTCCAACCTGGGATGTGTCTAATGTACGCCCTGCCGGGGCTGTATTAAAAACATTTGGTGGTAGAGCTAGTGGGCCACAGCCTTTAGTAGACTTGTTTGAGTTTGCTGTATCTCTATTTAAAGGGGCGGCAGGTAGAAGCTTAACTTCTATAGAATGCCATGATTTAGTTTGCAAAGTTGCTGACATTGTAGTTGTTGGTGGTGTTAGACGTAGTGCTTTGATTAGCCTGTCTAATTTAACTGATGATAGAATGCGTAGAGCTAAGAATGGTCAATGGTGGGAGACAAACCCACAAAGAGCTTTGGCCAATAACTCCGCATGTTATACAGAACGGCCAGATTTAGAATCATTCTTAAAAGAATGGAAGAACTTATATGAATCAAAATCAGGAGAGAGGGGTGTATTCTCTAGAGTGGCTTCTAAGAGAATTGCAGAAAGAAACGGTAGACGAGATAGCAACCAGGAATTTGGTACAAACCCTTGTTCAGAAATCATACTCCGACCAAATCAATTTTGTAACCTATCAGAAATTATTGTTAGACATGATGACACCTTTACTACTCTCAAACGAAAGGCTAGAATTGCAGCTATCCTCGGAACATTACAAGCCACCCAAACAAACTTCAGATACTTAAGGAATATATGGAAACGTAATACAGAAGAAGAGTGTTTGCTTGGTGTATCTCTTACAGGGATTATGGATAATGCTATTTTATCTAATAATACAGATGATAATCTTGAGGATATATTATATAATATAAGAGAGGTGGTGATTGAAACAAATAAAGAATGGTCTGAGAGGCTTGGTATTAATCCTTCTACTGCCACTACTTGCGTTAAGCCTAGTGGAACTGTATCTCAGCTTGTCAATAGCAGCAGTGGTATTCATCCTCGTTTTTCTCCTTACTACATCAGACGAGTGAGAGGAGATAAGAAAGATCCTTTGTCACAACTTATGGTTGATCAGGGTGTTGAATGTGAAGACGACTTAATGAACCCTTCAACTCTTGTATTTAGTTTTCCACAGAAGTCACCAGAAGCTAGTGTACAAACTAAAGACTTAACAGCAATAGAACAATTAAACTTATGGAGTATTTATCAGGATGAGTGGTGTGAACACAAACCTTCTATTACGGTTTATTATAGTGACGAAGAGTTTTTGGAGGTCGGTGCGTGGCTGTATAAGAATTTCGATACAGTTAGCGGTGTTAGTTTTCTACCTCGTTCTGAGCATAGTTATAGACAAGCTCCATATGAAGAATGCACAGAAGGAGAGTATGAAGAGAAACTAGCCATCATGCCTAATATTGATTGGAGTTTGCTTGGTAGTTATGAAACAGAAGATAGAACAGAAGGGCAGCAAATGCTTGCCTGTACAGCTGGGGGATGTTCTATATGAATAAACATAAAAAATTAGAGAAATGGATGAGATATTCAGAACAAAAAGGAGTGTTAAAAAATGCTTAAGAATTTAATTGAACAACTAAAGAAACATGAAGGGTTTAGAAGTAAACCATATTTAGACATCAATGGTTATTCAACCATTGGTTATGGTTTTAATTTAGATGCTGGTATAAACCAAGAGTTTGCAGAGAAAATACTTGTTATACAAGTATGTAATATAGAAAATAGGTTGAGAGATAAATACAAATGGTTTAAGCATTTATCAAGTGCTAGGAGAGATGTTATTATTAATATGGTTTTTAATTTAGGTGAAGTTGGGTTTGGTCAGTTTAAGAAAATGATAAAAGCAATAGAAGATAAGGACAACGTCCTTGTTGTCAATGAAATGTTAGACTCTAAATGGGCTCACCAAGTTAAATTAAGAGCTTGGGAGTTAGCTGATATATGGAGAGATAATGGATACACCCCGTGAGGAGTGTTCCAC